TGATTGATTCCGTAGTTTGTAAAACCACCAATGATTAAGTTCTTTGACGCCATGGATATTTCCCATCATATTTTTTCAACATTACTTCGTTACCATTAATAAAAAAATCTGTTGTTACAGAACCTTTACCACCATCTGTGCGATAATGCACAGTATATTCATTTGTACAATCCCATTTAGGGAAATGTTGTGTTACTGCGCCAAGAAATACTCTATCTTGCCCCCAACCACCGTGCCACGCAGAGGCCAATTTTACAGCAATTTCAGTCTTTAGGCAATAGGAGTTTGTATCAATGTGATTCGTACCATGATATGTTTGCCATTTGCCTAATGATTCACAATCATCAAAGCAAACAAAATCTCCTGCTTTATTGTGTACTTGTCTTAGTGAATAACACCAATCAAGGTTTCTTCTTTCAATAGTTTCAACACAATTTTGAACATGACGACTGGTCAACCAATTATCTTGGTCAAGATACATTACATAATCAGTATCTACCAAATGTGTAAATGCGGCATACACACGATGGCCATAGAATCCCTTGGCACCAACATTGATTGGTAAATAACAAACCCGAAAGCGTTCATCGTGCGTATAATCATCAACGATTGCTTTGGCTTTGTCATAATTTTCTTCGCCATCAACGACCACATAACAAGTAGTGAGATAAGTTTGATTTAATACAGAATTGATAGCATCACGAACCTCAGGAACACCTGTGGTCGGTATAATCACGGTTGCAGTCATAATTAATCTTTCGTTAGTTTTAATATTCTTTCAATTTGTTTTTCGATAATTGGTTTACGATTTGGCCAATATATGTATTCTTTATCTCCAGTAGAATGAAGTTTGGTAAGAAAAGGAATAATAATCTTTTCAACTTCTTTCAATCGTGCTTTATAATCGTCAGCCGTCTGTGCGGTCTTATTGATGACTGAATTATATTCTTCTTCGGATACAGCTGAGAATCCAAAGTCATTATCATCATCATATTGTGATGCTAGTTTGTCAAAGTCAATGAGTGCCATAATTTATCCTATTTTGCAATAACATATTTGGATGAGTTTGTGGATCGTGCTGTCGTGTATGTGTACACATTACGGACAAAAAGGTCTGCATTGGCTTTATTCTTATCCAACCAATTAATCAGAAGCGGATTAATTGTATTGGTAACTTTGGCACTAGCTTCTTCACGCCGTTCTTCGTATTGTTTCCTATCACGTTTGTTTAAATCTTCAATGCTAGCTTTATAATCTTTAAATACACGATTTGCGTCTTGATATTCTTTATACCATTTACTACCAAAGCTTTGGTCAATAGTGGCCAATACATCGGCGATAGGACCGGCAGATAAACTGCCTTCAAAAGCACCCGCACCTTGTATTTGAATAACACCTTTATAACCTTCTGAAGATGGGTCATGTCGCATTTGTAACTGTAATTTTTTATCCGAGGACATATAAACTATTAAAGTTCTGGTGTAATTATTAATGTCTGATTTTCCATCCCATTTTTTCCAATCACTAGTTCCACCATATTCCAATTTATCGATGTCTTTTTGTTCTTGCGGTCTGTTAAAATTAACTTTTTTAATTGTAACTTGGCGAGGTTGTTTTTTTAAAGATAATGGTAACATATCTCCACTAGCAATTAATTTACTAACAAACCCATTTAATTTGGTATAGTCTAATTTCTTTTCGGATACCATTTCATTAATCTGTTGTTTGGCCGTGTCAGAAGCAAAGTATATATCTGCGGTCGACCACTTATTAATATTCTCAAATGGCCTGGGAATTTTTATTGTGTCTGCATCAACATCTTTATGTTTGTTTTTATTTTGTATCAGGAGTTTTTGGTTGTCATTGGCCTTCTTATAAAGTTTTGCTATATTGTCCATGACTTCTTTATCGCCTTGGGCATAAAAAATATCCGACCAATTTGACGTTTTTAAGTAATTGAAATTTTTTGAAATGCTGGTGATATCCTTAATGAGTTTTGCAGCAATATTTAATGATGAACGATACCATTCTGTCTTTTTGCTTTTGGATTTTTCTTTAACTCCATACAACAAATCTTCAACTTCAGCTAGTGAAGCTTTTCCTGCTAAAAGTTTTTTATTAAATGTTTTTTCAATGGTTGCTTGAGGATACTTTTTATTCCAAAAAAGTTTAAAGTCCAAATATGAAGGATAAACATCATCATTAAAAACTTTATCAATATTTGGAGCACCATGGAAATCAGCCAAGGCACAAAATAAAGCTTGAGCGGTTTCGTATACGTCTGCTGGTGATGCCATGTTTTACCTAATAATTTGAATGTCTTTACCTGAAGTCCAGATTTCTAATTCTGTCCTTAATCTACCCTCTGTTCTAAGAGTTTCGTATCTATTTATAGCTTTGCTCCGCCACCACTCAATAATATTAGACAACTCATGTTTGGCATAATTTTCACCAGGTAAAAGTTTATCGGTTTTACAGTTCATGTAATCAACTGAATTTTTGAATCCATAATCAGATGTATAATATCTTTTTTTCTCTGTCAACTTTTTGGCGTTTTCAATCGTTAGGTTGAAAGCATCGCCTTCAGATGTTCCCTTTAGAGCGGCTTTTGTTAAGGCAATCATCTTGGTAAAAGTTCTTAGTTTTCTACTGGTACTTGATGTATCTCCCGCCAATAAATCTCCAACTTTACTTTCCACAAATGCCTTCAAATCTGTATATCGTTCACCGTGCATCATTGGTACGATATCAGATTCAGTTAGACCTCTAAAACGAATATATGGTTTCATGCCATCATATTGTGATACTGTTTTAGTTGAACCATACAAGCTGGTGGTTTCAAATAGGCAAACATTCATATCGTATTTCTTATTACAGATTTCTCTTACTGTATGACTGGTACAAATGGCAGATAGAAGTTTGCCACCTAGGTAATTAAAACCAAATGGTTGAGATGGTACAATTACAAATCCCATAACAGTAGAAGCATTGAATCGTTTGGCAGTATCTTCCTGTTGGATCCAGACCTGTCCTAAGAGTTCATTACGAGGTTTCATGTAGATGACTGGTGAACCTAAACGAATGAATCCTAGAATCTTTCCTGAGTTCTTCTCTTTGACTACCAATTGTATATTCTTACCAACTGGTGTTTTATTGATATGTGATGAGGTAATGGCAAGTAATGTTTCAAACTGACTACCTGGTATTTCGGTAACTTCAATATCCATGTCTTTTGGGTGCATGGAGAAATCAGAAAACAAATCATCTTCTGGTGGAAACAATGATGCTGGAATTTCGGCAACCGATTTCAATTTTTCATCACGCATATATTCTTCGGTACTTCCAATATTACTAAAGTAATCATGGAATGCCTTTGCGACATGGAGAGCATCAACTCTTTCTAATATCATACTTTAAATCCATCAAACGATTTCTTTTGTGGTTGAATTTTATTAAAGGCACCGATTGGTGCTTTACCGGCATCAGCAATGCCTTGTTGTGCTGATTGTTCAACATCATACAATCTCATCTTAGCTCTATCAACACCAATTGTAAATCGTTTATAATATGTTGGGTCATTATATCGATTCTTCAATTGTTTTACCATGATTTGGCCGAGTTCTTCTAAATCTTCACTTGTAATCAAAGCAAACATTAAGTCTGCGGTGGCTGGGAGTCCGAATGATTCGCTGGTGTCCTCAAGACCTGGATCGCTACTTGTAAATCCTGAGCGAGTAGTCTGCGTGGCAGAAACAATAGGAACATTATACTCAACCGCAAGCCCTCTAAGTTCTTCTGCAATCGATTTAACATAGGTATAGGAATTAATATTCGCACCGGCTTTAATACGAGAAGAGCAACATATGTTAAGATAATCAATAAAAATAATATCAGGTTTAAAACTACGTTTAAGATTAAGTTCATTGAGTAATGTCCTAAAATGAGTTGTGGATGCCGATGCAGTTGGATATTCTTTGATGATAAGTTTACCATAAGTCTTTTCACGGACTTTGGCGACCTTCTTATCATACATATCTTTTGGAAGGTCAATCAAATCATCGAGCGTAACATTGAGTAGATTTGCATCAATTCGTTCTGCAATCTTTTCTTCTGCCATCTCCAATGTGATATACAATACATTCTTGCCTTGAACCATGGCGCCCGCAGCGACATGACACATGAATAAGCTTTTACCAACACCAGTTCCAGCCAAAGCAATGTTAAGAGTTTTAGCAGGTAAGCCACCCTTAGTGATTTTGTTAAAGTAATCCAAATCGAATGGAATACGTTCTTCTTTTCTGTGGTAAAATTCATATCGTTCATCACTATCTTCTAAGTAATCATGTCCTACGGTTGTATCGAAACTGACGGCCAAAGCGTCCGATAATATAGTGGGAATCGCACCCTTGTCTTGGCTTTTGTCTTTACCATCGAGAATTGAAATAGCCCGTAATACACCATTGTATATGGCCTTCTCTTGGCAGAACTTTTCGGTCTTGTCAACAAGCCATTGAATCTCGGCTTCTGGTTTGATATTACTCTCAATTTCTTGGAGATAAGTTTCACATCCCTTAACTTCATCATCCGTAAGATTACTCTTTTCTTTGATGGCAATACTAATTGCTTCAGTCGTAGGCGAATGATTATAAGTTTCCGTGAATGATGTAATTTCATTATATAAGGTTCTCTCGGTTCTGTCCGAGAAATAATCTGGCTTTAAAAATGGTAATACTTTTCTTAAATATTCTTCATTACAAACTAGGTTCTTCAGTATCGCTTGTTCCAGCTTCATCAATTATATCCTGTTCCATATTACCGCTCATAATTTCTACAAGTAAATCACCAATGTAATTTTTAAACTTGTCATCTTTTTCCAATTTTCTTGGCTTATCTACTGTGGATTCTAACACATCGTAAGCAAAAAGTAAATAGACCTGGTCATTTTTTTCATCAAACTTTACTTTACCATATTTAAAAACGGTATCTTTGTATGGTCCGTCTAAGAAACGAATGTGTACCGCAGATTCATCATCTTTAGGGTAAATAAAACAATAATCAAGGCCTTCAATCATCTTCTACTCCGTTCGTGGTCTCCACATCAAACGCTTGAGTAACATCATCTTGCATAATATTACCTGAGGCAATCTGGTAAGTGTTTTGTACAAAATCTTGAAAAGTTTTTTGTTT